GTAATTAACGAAAGCGCAGCAAGATCAATTCCTCAATTGAGTGGCACAAGCGTTCGAGGTAATTAATGACTGTCTTTACGCCTGACTGGAAATTGACAATTGCTGGAACTGAATACACAGACATCGCCATAAGCGATATTCAACATCAGGCTGGTCGGACTGATATTTATACTCAACCATCCCCTTCTTATATGCAGGTAACTTTGGTTGCTTTATCAGGTCAAACTTTGCCATTTGCGATTAACGATAGTTTTTCATTACAGGTCAAAAACAGTTCAGGAACTTATGTTAATCTTTTTGGTGGAGATATTACCGATCTAACTGTTGAGGTTGGTGCATTTGGAAATATAGCCAAAGTTGCTAATTACACAATTCTAGCGATGGGATCTTTGGTCAAGTTAGCCAAAGAAATTTACAATAGCACAATCTCACAAGATGAGGATGGCAACCAGATTTATTCTTTGCTTTCCAGCGTGTTGCTTGGAACTTGGAATGATGTTCCAGCAGCTTCAACTTGGGCAGGATATTCTGCAATTGAAACTTGGGCTAATGCTCAAAATCTAGGACTTGGCGAGATTGATACGCCCGGACTTTACACAATGGAAAACCGAGCAGCTTCTCCAGATACGATTTACAACATCGCTTCCCTTATAGCCAATTCAGCGTTTGGATATTTGTATGAGGACAATGAAGGCAATATCGGTTATGCTGTTGCAGACCATAGACAGAATTACCTATCGACCAATGGGTATGTTGATCTTGACGCTAACCATGCTTTGGGATCAGGATTATCAACCATCACTCGATCAGGTGATATTCGAAACGATGTTTATATCAATTACGGCAATAATTTTGGATCTCAAAAGACAGCTACAAGCACGACTTCAATTGCAACTTATGGCTACAAAGGTGAAAGCATTCAATCAACCATTCACTCAGCTGTGGATGCTCAGGCTGTGGCAGATCGATATATTGCTCAAAGAGCCTTCCCACAACCAGTATTCCAGAGCATCACTTTCCCTTTAACAAATCCTGAAATTGATGATTCAGATCGGGATAACCTTCTTGGTGTTTTTATGGGTCAGCCATTAAATATAACAAACCTACCTGCTCAGATTTCAGGTGGACAATTTGAAGGCTATGTTGAAGGATGGCGTTGGAGCACTAGATTCAATGAACTCTTTTTAACAATTAATCTTTCACCAACAGCATTTAGTCAAGTGGCTACGCGCTGGGACACAGTAAATATAGCTGAGGCTTGGAACACTCTAAGTCCAACTTTGACATGGGAATACGCTACAATCGTAGCCTGAGATAAAGGATAATATGGCAACCACTACTAACTATGGCTGGACAACACCAGACGACACCGCGCTGGTTAAAGATGGCGCGTCTGCTATTCGCACACTCGGTTCATCTGTTGATACAACTACCAAAGCATTAAACCCATCTACAACTCTTGGCGATATTGAATATCGTTCATCAACTGCTAACACAAACACAAGACTTGGAATTGGAACTACTTCACAGGTTTTAACTGTGAGTGGTGGCGTTCCTACATGGGCTTCACCAGCAACTCCAGCACCAGCAAGTGCATCAGCAACAGTAGCAACTACGGAAAGTACAACTTCTACATCTTATACAGATTTAACAACTGCTGGCCCTGCTGTAACAATTACAACTGGCACAAAAGCGTTAGTTATCATTACATCAAAAATTGCAATAGGTGGAACTGGCACATCAAACTTTGTAGGTTATGCTGTAAGTGGTGCAACAACAATTTCAGCTACAGATGCAACTGGTCTTTTTTGTAATGTAGCAAGCCCTAGAGCATCATCAGCATCCAGATTGACTACTTTAACTGCTGGCTCAAATACCTTTACATTAAAATATAAGTCTGGCGATGGCAATACTGTTAGTTTTGGAAATAGAGAAATCATAATCATAGATTTGGGGTCATAATATGGCAATAACATCAAAAGAAATAAATCTGTATCAACTAGATCAAGAACTTGGCGGAAAAGGATTATGTGCTGATTTCAATGATCCAAAGAAAAAACTAATTATTCCTGCCGATGGTTCAAATGTAACTGAAGATGAACTAAAAGCAGCTATCGCTTCTCACGTTGCTGGGCCAACTCAAGAACAAATTGTTAAATTAAATCGTGAGCAAGGTTTAGCAAAACTAAAAGAATTAGGTTTTACTGACGATCAAATCTCTGCATTACTTAATGGCTAATGAAGCCTTGGTTATCTAAAGCTGCTGTTCAGTTAAGAGAGCAAACTGATGACTGCTTCCCTGATCGCAAGCGTACCAGTGATGGGTGGATTGGTGATGCTCGCCATTCAGCCAGAGTCAGTCAGCATAACCCAAACGAACAAGGTGAAGTATGCGCCATCGACATTGACGCTCGCCTATCTGACCAAGACGGAGTTAGTTTCGATTTGGCAGATCAAATTCGACAGGCAGCAAAAACAGATAAGCGCATATTGTATGTAATCCATGCTGGCAAAATTGCTAGTGCTAAATCATTTTGGAAGTTTGTCAAATATCGAGGCATAAATCCCCATCATAAGCATTTACACATTTCATTCAAACCAAATCAAAAAGGCGATTTCTTTAACATCCCACTACTAGGAGGAACAATTGGCTGATAACTATAAAATCTCAATCGATCAAGGCGCGACTTATAGTTTAGCCTTAACATACAAAGACAGCGCAGGAGCAGCAATCAACCTAACTGGTTACACAGCTGCTATGCAGATCAGAAGCAGTTACGACAGCACAAGCACAATCGTAAGTTTGACTTCTAGTTCTGGAATTGTGATTACTGCTGCAACAGGATTATTGACAATCACTATCACATCAACTCAGACTGCTGCATTAACACCCGGAACTTATGTTTATGACCTAGAGATAACATCAGGATCAAATGTTGTTACTCGTTTAATTCAGGGATCGGTGATTGTTTCAGCTGAGGTGACTAGATGAGTGATAACACTTTAACAGTTACTGAGGTAGTCAATTCTGTAACAGTTACGCCTATTAATAATACTGTTTCTATTTCATCGGTAGGTGCTCAAGGCCCATCAGGAACTAACGGCACAAATGGAACTAACGGCACTAATGGAGCGACAGGTGCTACTGGCGCAACAGGTGCTACTGGAGCGACTGGAGCAACAGGTTCATCAGGTGTTGTAACAGTAAATGCACCAATTACAAATGCAGGCACTTCATCAGCTGCAAACCTTTCAGTATCTACTGGCACAACATCTGCTGTTGGAGTATTGCAATTAACTGATTCAGTATCTAGCACAAGCACAACAACTGCTGCTACTGCTAATGCGGTTAAAACTTCTTATGATTATGCTGGAACTCGTACTCCACAAATAGTAGTGCCATCAGGATATTATTTAAGATCATCAAGCGTTGGTTCACAAGGTGTAACACCAACAACAAATAGAACAAATTTTAATTTAATTTACATTTCCAATACTCAATCCTTTGATAGATTAGCAATCAGAACTGGTGGAGCATTTGTTGGCACTGCCAGCATAAGATTAGGCATTTACAATAATGATTCTACAACTGGAAAACCTTCAACTGTATTACTTGACGCAGGAACGGTATCTGCAACAGCATCAAACACAACGTATCAAATAACTATAAGTCAATCATTAAACGCTGGCTTTTATTGGATTGTTTCAAATGTTCAGTCAGCCGCAACAAACACTCAGCTATTAGGTAGTCCAGCAGCCACAACTGAACCATTTGCATTTACTCCATGGGTATCTGCTCCCGGAAGTCCTTATTTTTCTGGTTTTGGTGAAAATTCAATTTCAGGTGCTTTTACAACTGCTGGTACTTTAATTTTTCCAACATCAATTCCACTCACATTTTTAAGGGCTGTGTAATGAAGACTGTAACTTACGCAATTGGCGGCTACGACCCATCCAAGCCAAACAACAACATTGTCGAGGAAATCGACATTCCAGATGAGGAGCAACAATGAAACTAAACAATAAACAAAAATCGGCAATCAAGTCATATTTGAGAGCAGTAGCAGCTTCTGGAATAACTGTGGCACTAGCCATTGTGGGAGATGTTAAACCTGAATATGCAGTCATGCTTGGTGCGTTAATTGCTCCCCTAATCAAAGCCATTGATCCTACTTCTGGTAAAGAAGCCGATTATGGTCTTGATGCGAAATGACACCCAACGATTGGGTCGCGTTAGCCGTTGGTGGCTGCGCAATCGCAAGCAGTTTATTGCTGGCTCTGCGCTGGGTTATTAAATCTTATTTAACTGAACTAAAACCTAATGGCGGCTCATCAATAAAGGATCAAATAAATCGACTTGAAAAGCGTGTCGATGATCTCTTTGTCCTAATCAGTAAGTCATAATTTTAATTATGGCGAACACTCGAAAACCTATCAAACGCAAAAAGATCAATCGTCGTGTCGTTCGCCAATCTCCTGAGCCATTAACAAAAATTGATCAGCATTACATGGCTTTGCACGAATGCTACAAAGCAGCCAGAAAAGCAGGATTTACGCCTGAACACGCTTTTTGGCTTATGACTGAACATAAGACTTTCCCTGATTGGATTGTAGGCGATGGCGGAATAATTCCTTCCATAGATCCAACCGACGATGAGGAAAACGATTAAGCGCATAGCGTTTGTGAGTGACCTGCAAGTTCCTTTTTTTGATGAGAAAGCCACGAAATCTGTTGGCCGTTTTTTGGCAAAATGGAAACCCCATCGCACTATTTGCATTGGTGATGAAATTGATTTACCACAGCTAGGCGGTTTTAATGCTGGAACTATTGATGAGATGGTCGGCAACATTCATGAGGATCGATTACTTACTCAACAAGTATTAACCTATTTAGGTGTGACTGATGTTCTTGGGTCTAATCATGGAATTAGACTTTACCGATCAATAAAGAAACGACTGCCCAGCTTCTTAAATTTGCCAGAGATGCAATACGAAAAGTTTTTAGGTTATGACAAACTAGGCATCAAATTTCATCCTTACGGATTAGATTGGGCTCCTGGCTGGACTGCTGTTCATGGTGATGCTTTTCCACTTTCACAAGTACCGGGTCAAACGGCCTTAAACGGGGCTAGAAGGCTTGGAAAGAGCGTCGTGTGTGGTCACACCCATAGATTAGGGGTTTCGGCCTTTACAGAGGCTTCTAGAGGCCATTTAGGGCGTACTGTGTGGGGTGTTGAGGTTGGCAATTTGGTCGATCTTAGTAGTTCAGGCATGGCATATACGAGGGGTTATGCAAACTGGCAAACTGGCTTTGTTGTTGCTTATGTCAAAGATCGTAAAGTTCAGGTTATTCCTATTCCAATCAACGCAGACGGCAGCTTCATCTTTGAAGGTAAGGTTTATGGAGTGTGAAACAGACTATCAGCCACGCACGATTGATGATCATATCGATGCAGTTGAGGCTCTTGGCTTTATCTAATCGTTATAAAACACGCCGACACTCAGGTGGATAATTAACTTGATTTAGGTCATCCTTTATGTATTCACAGAGAGCCTGTGGATATGTAAGGGAGCAACATGACACTAAAAGAAGCTGGTTTATTGTGGGTCGCATCGATGGTTTTAATCATCTGGGCTTACGGAATACACACAAACG